CGGTGCGTTCAGGCGTCTCATTTCAAGAGGTTGTGGGCGCGGTTTAATGCCGCCCTATAGGAGTATAAACTAACATGGCATTTAATCTCGATCAGTTCCGCAATAATCTCAAGGGTGGTGGAGCCCGTGCTTCACTCTTTGAAATGGAACTTCGGTGGCCAGCATCCGTGACAAACGGTCCATTGGCTGCACAGTTGTCCCGTTTTATGGTAGAGGTAGCTCATATTCCAGAGTCTGTCGTTGCCGCGTTTGAGGTCCCATACTTTGGGCGCAAGTTGCAATATATGGGCGAACGGACGTTCGCTCCAGTATCCGTCACTATCATCAACGACGAAAACTTTGCCCTTCGCCGTGCGCTTGAAGAGTGGATGGACCGGATGTCCGGCCATACATCTGCAACTTCACAGTTCTCGCAGGGGATTCAGGGGGATGGTGGATTCACCACAGACCTTAGCGTAACGCAGTTCGGACGTGAAGGTAATAGGTTACGTACGTATAACTTCATCGGTGCGTTCCCGACCAACCTTGCGGCCATCGAATTGAATTGGGCCACCACGGGAGAAGTTGAAAAGTACACCTGTGAATTTACCTATCAGTGGTGGGAAGTTGAAGGACAAATTCCAACTCGCGATAACCCGACAGTCAGCGTTGATGTCGGTGTCGGCGTTAACGTCTAATCTGTATATGTTTTCAGAGGGGCGCCTATAATGGTGCCCCTCAGAAAGTGAAATCATGCCTCGTCTTTTCGGCTTCGAGTTCAACTTTAATCAAAAGTCATCGGCGCCTACTGCGTCGTTACTGAAACCGACCTCGAACGCAATCAGTTTCGTTCCTCCCGATAATCAAGACGGCGCCTTAAATATTCAATATGGTTCCGCCGGTGGTTACTTCGGCTATTATCTGGACCTCGATGGTGCGGTTATTGATGATCCCCAACTCATCAATCGCTATCGAGAAATGCAGATTGTGGCGGAGGTCGATGAAGCCATAGACCAGATCATCAACGAAATTGTGGTGCAGGATGCTGAACGGATGCCTGTCGCATTGAATCTGGACTATGTGGATCTCGGGGAAGAACTCGAAACCCGCATTCAGTCCGAATTCGCGAACCTTCTCAAAATGCTCAACTTCCATCGCGATGCATATAGCCTTGTGCGGCAATGGTATGTAGACGGTCGTATTTATTTTCATTGTGTGGCGGATGAATCGGATCCGAAGGCGGGTATTCAGGAATTGCGACTCGTTGATCCGCGCACCATTCGCAAGGTACGTGAGGTCGCCCGTAAACGCCATCAGGAAGGGCAGTTTGACATTGTTGAAGTTGTTCGGGAGTACTATGTGTACAACCCGATGGGCTTTGTTGCTCCAACCAACCTCTCAGGGTCAGCGAACACCCCTACAGCGGCCATGCTAAACTATAACGGTATTCGTATCACCACGGATGCTGTTGCGTTCTGCCCGTCAGGACTCTACGACGTAAACAAGCGGACAGTGCTTTCATGGCTCCATAAAGCCATCAAGCCACTGAACCTGCTTCGCATGATCGAAGATTCCGTCGTCATCTATCGTGTTGCGCGGGCGCCCGAGCGCCGTGTGTTCTACATTGATGTGGGTAACCTTCCCAAGCAAAAGGCAGAACAGTATCTCTACGACATCATGCAGCGGTATCGGAATAAGCTCGTCTATGATGTTGGTACCGGTGAGATTCGCGACGACCGCAAGTTCATGTCAGTGCTTGAAGACTTCTGGCTGCCTCGACGTGAAGGGGGTAAGTCAACCCAGATTGAGACATTGCCCGGTGGTCAGAACCTCGGGCAGATGGAAGACGTGGATTACTTCCGCAAGAAGCTTTATCGTGCGCTTGGGTTGCCTCCCACACGAACAGAAGCAGGGCAGGGTTTCCAGATTGGTCGCGCCACGGAAATTACCCGTGACGAACTGCGATTCACCAAATTTATTCACCGGCTGCAAGTCCAGTTAAGTCATCTGTTCGATCAGTTGCTTGAAAAGCAATTGCGAATGAAGAATGTGATGACGGAGGCGGAGTGGTATAAAATCAAGGACAGAATTCGCTATAACTGGCAGCAAGACTCCTACTTCGAAGAACTGAAGATGAACGAAATTCTCACGGCTCGTATGAATCTTGCTACGCAGATGGAACCATTTATCGGGAAGTATTTCTCGAATCAGTATATCCAACGTGAAGTTTTGAAGCTCTCTGATATGGATTTATCGAATATGCAAGCCGACATGGCTGACGAATCGTCGGAAGCCTCAACATTTGACATTGAAGCAGATGCCACGTTGCGCGACACCGATAATCGCGAGACTAACACTAACCCTTCAGTGGAACCTTCTGGTGACGTGGCTTCGTCACGGAAGAAATCCACAATAGACTAAATAGTGTAAAGATATGCCGATTACAGCCGACACCGCAGTTACTCAGATTCTTATTGACAATCCAACGCGAGTTGTCGGGAAATTTTTATATTACTCCCTTAGTGGTACACCACACGCTGACGTTATGAAAGTGAATGTCGCCGCACTGTCCTATGGTGTTCACAAAGTTGTGCTTACTAGTCGAAACGTCGAGGTTTTACGCGGTGCAGTAATGGTGGGTACATCCAGCAGCGCCAGTTCCATTGTCGTTGACTGGTTAGCTTCGTCTAACACTGTAGTGGTGGGTGAGTTGACTGGTGCTACGTCATATACCAATGGTGAGACATTGACCTTTACGGGTGGAGGCGCGGATACTGCTGTGACGGCGACTGCTAATGCGGCGACTGCATTTACTACGCCCGACCGTAACCTCGATATCACTAGTGTGTGGTACTCCGTCAGTCCCACGATGGTTGTGGAGCTTGGATTTGCCTCCTCGACTGGAGCCGCAAATACGACATCGTTGATATTATCGGGATCTGGATACTTCGGTAAGAACGCCCTGCCGTTACAGCTTGATAATCCGACGCTCACTGCTCCTACTGGGAACTTTTTTATTGGCGCGCCAGTCGTGCCAGCCAAGACGGCGTACAGCATCATCGTTGAGTTCCGCAAGACCGAAGGTTTTGCTGATGTCCAATAATTCCAGTTACTAGAGGTCACCCATGAATTCATTTACACAACTTGTCCAGCACGTAAAGAACGCCGATTGGTCTGGTGCGAATCAGGTCTTCTCAGAAATCATGCAGCAGAAGACCGCAGACAGAATCGAAGTTGAGAAGAAGACGATATTCAAGGAAGGTAAAGGCAAGCTAGGGCCCGGTGGATACGGCGCGCCAGGTGAGGACGATGGTGGTGTCAGGGAAGATGCGGAAAGTGGCTCGGACGGTTACAAAGCCTACTTCAAGTCTATGATGAAGAAGCACGGGTATGACTCTCCCGCCGATATTCCAGCCGACAAGAAAGACGACTTCTTTAACGCAGTCGATAAGGGCTACAAAGCTAAGAACGAAGCTGTCGATGATGACGATGACGGAGCAGCAATACGTCGCTCTGCGGAGGGACGGTAACCAGCAGCCGCACGTCATGAATTCATTTACACAACTTGTCCAGCACGTAAAGAACGCCGATTGGTCTGGTGCGAATCAGATCTTCTCGGAGATCATGCAGCAGAAGACTGCGGATAGAATCGAAGTTGAGAAGCAGACGGTGTTCAAGGAAGGTAAAAGCGTTGAGCGGATCATGCGGGATATAGGCAGCCATGACGCTGCACACAGCGGATGGTCTCCCGACCGCGTCGCGGATGAGGTTTATAAAGAGCTAACTGGTAACCGCAATAAGAACCGCCAAAGAAGACTGCCGCCCGCAGCCGTCGTTAATAGTGCGATAAAAGATTTCTTAAAGAGCGGTGAGCGGCCGGCGGCTCACGGTAGATCAGCATGGCGTCGTGCTGGCCAGGTGCTGGACAAGGCCACCAAGGCAGGCATCAAATGGAATCAGAGGTTACTTAAACCGGCAGACCGGCGCCAATTGGAACTGAAACTCAGGTAGGTAATCCATGAAACTAATAGCAGAGTTTGTTTCTCCCCGCGACGTTAAGCCCATCGTTGAATCAACGGACCACGGCAAGACTTACCATATTGAAGGTGTCTTCCTTCAGTCCGAGATAAAGAACCGTAATGGGCGCATCTATCCACAAGCTGTGTTAGAGCGGGAGGTCGCTCGATACAACGAGGAATACGTCTCGCAGAACCGTGCGCTGGGCGAGCTTGGGCACCCCGACTCTCCTCATATCAATCTTGATCGCGTCTCTCACATGATCACCAATCTTACGATGGACGGCACGAACTTCATAGGTCGTGCCAAGATCATGGACACGCCATATGGCAAGATTGTGAAGTCTTTTATTGATGAGGATGTCAAGTTTGGTGTGTCTTCGCGTGGCGTCGGTTCGTTGCTGGATGATAACGACGAGAGTGGGTCAGTTGTCGGTGAGGACTTCTATCTCTCCACGGCCGCAGACATCGTTGCAGATCCGAGCGCGCCAGACGCCTTTGTCAGTGGGTTGCGTGAAAGTAAGGAATGGATCTGGACTAACGGTGTGCTATCGCACGAACAAATGTACGCCCTCGACAGACAAATCTCTATGGCACCTGTCAAAAGCGGATCGGACAGTCGCAAGCTCACTACGAAAGTGTTTGAATCGTTTCTTCGAGAATTGAAAATCGGAACGAGGATCACATAACGCAGCGTAGCTTAATACGTCTCGACGAACAACTTCCCCTTCGCTAACACATCTACAAACCCCGTATCGATACGACGGAACGCATAGAAGTATGTGCGTTCCGTTAGGGCCGTGGTCTGTGCGGCGGTTAGATCTACATCCCACACGCCAAAATCACTCGCACTAGATACGTTCGCTGATATCCCACCATTGATGGTCGCAATGACCGACCCACCACGCGTCGTGCGAAGTTCAAATCGAACATTCCAATCAGACAACGAACCTAGTTCTGTCGTTGGCGCTTGTACCAAACGAAACCGAAGCCGATAGTCGCACCCTCTATTGATCGAGAAATCTTGTGTTTCGGTCATGTTGTTATTTAGCTTTCCTTGGTCCAAGCATCTAGATGCACCAACTGGTTTTGTCTCGCCCGAATCGCTGTGACCAAGGTGTATTGAATGTCATTGAGAGTCACCATGTTGCTGCGGGCGCGAATGCGAATCAGCGACGAGCGATAGACATATGATGGCGATGCAGACGCGCTTGCTGAACTTGACGGACTCACCGATGCCGAGGGTGAGACGGATAAGCTGGCAGAACTCGACGGGCTGAATGAGCTTGACGGACTGGCAGAACTCGACGGACTGAACGAGCTTGACGGACTGAACGAGCTTGACGGACTGAACGAACTCGACGGGCTCACTGATGCCGACACGGAGCTTGACGGGCTGAACGAGCTTGACGGGCTGAACGAGCCTGACGGACTCAGGGACGGCGATAGCGACGGTGAGGGGGAACTGGACGGACTCCTCGACGCGGACGGGCTAACGGAGCCTGACGGACTGACAGAACTCGATGGACTGACAGAACTCGATGGACTGAACGATGCCGATGCCGAACTTGATGGACTGCCAGAACTTGACGGGCTCACTGATGCCGACACGGAGCTTGACGGGCTCACCGACGCGGATGCGGAACTCGACGGGCTCTCCGAACTTGACGGACTCACCGATGCCGACGCGGAACTTGACGGGCTCTCCGAACTGGACGGACTGACAGAACTTGACGGACTGACAGAACTCGACGGGCTCTCCGAACTCGACGGGCTGAAGGAGCTTGACGGGCTATACGAGAGAGACGCCGAACTCGACGGACTCACGGAGCTTGACGAACTCACGGAGCTTGACGGACTGGCAGAACTCGACGGGCTGACTGAGGCCGACGTGGAGCTTGACGGGCTGACAGAACTGGACGGACTCAGTGATGCAGATACCGATGCTGATGGTGATACCGACAGTGACGGTGAGCTTGACGGACTCCTCGACGCGGACGGACTCACCGAGCTTGACGGACTGCCTGAACTTGACGGGCTCACCGAACTTGACGGGCTGACTGAGGCCGACACTGAACTCGACGGGCTGAATGAACTTGACGGGCTTACCGAACTCGACGGGCTACCTGAGCTTGACGGACTCACGGACGCCGATGACGAACTTGACGGGCTGACTGATGCCGACGTGGAGCTTGACGGGCTGCCCGACGCGGATGCAGAACTCGACGGGCTCACTGAGCTTGACGGACTGCCTGAACTTGACGGGCTCACTGAACTCGACGGACTACCTGAACTTGATGGGCTGACCGACGCTGATACGGAACTCGACGGGCTAAACGAACTCGACGGGCTGAATGAACTCGACGGACTACTTGAACTCGACGGGCTCACCGACGCTGATACAGAACTCGACGGGCTAAACGAACTTGACGGACTCTGTGATGCGGATGCTGACGCCGATGGCGATACCGACAGCGACGGTGAACTTGACGGGCTCTTCGACGCTGATGGACTTGCCGATGCGGACGGGCTTACCGACGCCGACGGGCTCACCGAGGTGGACGGACTGACTGACGCCGACGGACTAAACGAACTCGACGGGCTATATGATCGAGACGCCGAACTCGACGGGCTCACCGAACTCGATGGGCTGACTGAGGTTGACGGGCTTACGGATAGAGATACGGAACCTGACGGGCTCACGGAGGCCGACGCGGAGCTTGACGGGCTCACGGACGCCGACGCGGAACTACTCGGACTCTGCGAACTTGACGGACTGACTGACGCCGACGGACTGACTGACGCAGACACCGAACTTGATGGGCTGCCGGAACTTGACGGACTTACCGATGCGGACGGACTGACTGACGCTGATGCTGAACCACTCGGGCTCACAGACGCCGACGGAGATACAGAAAGCGATGGTGAACTTGACGGGCTTCTTGACGCCGACGGGCTCACCGATGCAGACGGGCTTACCGACGCGGACGGGCTCACGGACGCTGATGTTGAACTACTCGGGCTCACAGACGGCGATGCGGAGCTTGACGGACTGACTGACGTTGACGGGCTCACCGACGCGGACACTGAACTCGACGGGCTCACCGATGCTGATGGTGAAACAGACGCCGATGCGGAACTTGACGGACTCACCGACGCCGACGCAGAGCTTGACGGACTGACGGAACTTGACGGACTGACGGAACTTGACGGACTAACTGATGTTGACGGGCTTACCGAACTCGACGGACTCACTGATGCGGACGGGCTTACTGACGCGGACGGGCTCACCGATGCTGATGGTGAAACAGACGCCGATGCGGAACTTGACGGACTCACCGATGGTGATGCGGAACTCGATGGGCTGACTGAGGTTGACGGACTCACCGACGCCGAGACGGAACTTGACGGGCTAAACGAACTCGACGGACTAACTGAACTTGACGGACTCAATGAACTCGACGGGCTCACGGAGCTTGACGGGCTTACTGAGCTTGACGGGCTAAATGAACTCGACGGGCTAACTGACGTTGACGGGCTTACTGAACTCGATGGACTGAATGAGCTTGACGGGCTCACTGATGCAGACACCGAACTCGATGGACTAAATGAACTCGATGGGCTGACAGAGGTTGACGGGCTGACAGAACTCGACGGACTGAATGAACTCGACGGACTGAATGAACTCGATGGGCTGACTGAGGTTGACGGGCTTACTGACGCCGAAACGGAACTCGACGGACTCACCGACGGCGATGCGGAGCTTGACGGACTGACAGAGGTTGACGGACTGACAGAGGTCGACGGACTAAACGAACTCGATGGGCTGACTGAGGTTGACGGACTGACTGATGCCGATGCGGAACTCGACGGGCTTACTGATGCAGACGCCGAACTCGACGGGCTGACAGAGGTCGATGGGCTAATCGACGGACTGAGTGAACTTGACGGGCTCCCTAGGGTCGCTGGTATGTTTAACTCAAACCAATATACTCGGAAGGAG